CTATCCTTCATTTGTTATTTCTGCTATTATCTTGTGCATGTTCTTTTTAGTCTTATCCATAACAGCACTCACTCTTCTTATCGCTATTCTATAATCCATAAGCTCCCGTGCCTCTTTTAAGTTTGACAATATTGATATTATTCCATCTTTTGACTTCTCAAGCTCTACAATAAACTGCTTATTAATTTCTGAAAACGTGTCGAATTCCATTAAATTATGATATTCTTTCTGAAATTTTAATATTTTATCATCATAAAGATTATCCATTTCACTTTCTATAGAATCCCAATTTTTATCAATACTGTTTGTATTAATTATATCTATTGCTTCATTCTTTATACAAAGACACATTTGACTTCCTTTAGTATTAAGCATTATCCCAAGTGCCTCTCCTGTTATTTTTTCCGTTCTTAATCTACTTTCTAACCTGTTAAGAACTTCTATAAGTTTTTCATTCCCTGCTATAAGAACTGCCCGCCCTGCTTCAGCATGTTGTAATTCACTGATTATTTTTTCATAGCTGTTTTTAATATCGTTTATTACCAAATCAAAAATTTTCTTCACAAAATATAAAAATATCCCACATATAACCACTAAAGCACCTAAATCACTAATTTCTTTAAAATACATTCCTGTTCTCCTATGCTGTTATAATATGTTTTTGTCCCCCAATTTTTCCTCATCGAAAATTTGTTGCAGTATAACTTTTAAGTCAAATGTCTTTCTAGCTTCTTTTAAAACTTCTGACAACACTTCTTCGCCAATTTCTTCTGCGAAGTCAGGAATCCATTTTCTATCAATTGATTTTTCTTTTTCCAACAGATCTTCTAACTTATCCCAAAAACCTTCATACACCTGCTTAAACTTTTCTGCTCCAGCTTTTCCTTTTGCAACTATTTCTGTTTTATAGATTAAAGTCTTTCCCAATTCTAAAATTTTACCTGTTAAATATATTTTTGCTGCTAATTTATCCATTTTATCATCTCCTATTTTATTCTTTTTCTTAAAATCAATTCTAAGCCACCTAGCAAGCCCTACAGTCAATTTTAAAACTCACTAGGCTTTCTATCAAAATTCTTTACTGCTGCTACATAGTATTTTGCTAGTTCTTTTTTTGTTACTTCCAATTTTTCCATGTCTTCTGAATTTGTTATAAATCCGCTTTCAACTATGACACAAGGCGTTGAAGTTTTTCTCAAAAGAGTTGCCCCTCTGTCTTCATAATTACGAGGCAAGATTTTTCTATCTTTCAAATGCGTTGCTTTAATATTAGCTTCCTGTAAAAATTCCGCAAGTTCCTTACTTCTTTTTGAGTTGTGCCAATATAACATTTCAGCACCTGAAGCTGTTTTATCAGCTGCATTTAAATGAAATGATAGTGTCACATCTCCTTTATTTGCAAGTCCATTTATCTTTTGTGGCAAAGTAGAATAGTATTCTTGATAAACTACAACATACTCTACACCTTGCTCTTTGCACTCAGGAACAATATAATTATTCACAAAATCCTTATTCCAAGCGTGTTCCTCAAAACCATTTCCACACGCTCCTGGATCTCTTTTCACTCCACCATGTCCTACATTCAATATTACTTTCATTTATATCATCTCCTTTAAATATTTTTCTTTTCTATCAACACGATTCAACCATCCAGTCAAAAAATCTTGTTGTGTTTTATCCTTACTTACTAAATATTTATAAAAATTTCTTTGCATCTCATGATATTCTTTCAAAAAAGTTTCAGGATTTATTTTATTAATAGCTTCAACTGTCTTTGGTCCAATTATTCCATCTACAGTTAAATTTGAACCAAATTTATTTGCTACAATCTGGGCTTTCTTCTTTCCTGTTTTTCCACTATTTACAATCCAGTCAAAAATTGAAAGAGCTATTTTATCACTTACTATTTTGTCAAGATGATTCCCCTTGTAGTATATTTTTTCATAAATTTTTTCGGCATCTGATTTTTTAAATTTTCTCATATCTCCTGTATACCCTAGATACGTTTTAGCGTCTTCGTGTGTTATTCCAAAATTTGTTGCTCCACCTTTATCATTTTTATCATTAGTATAACCGCCTTCAACTTTAAAGATATAATCTAAAAATTTATTAAATCTGTCGTTCATCTATGCCACTTCCTTTTTCTTTTATTAATTCCATATTTTTTAAATATTTAAACAATTTGGACGGATTAAATTGATAGCCAATCCTGTCTTTTAATGATTTCAATTTATATGTCAAGGTGAACTGTAAAGCATAATCTATTGCATTTAAACAAAACTCACTGCAAAAATATCTATCGTCATCTTGTACCTTATTAGCATAAAAAAACTGTCCTAAAATTCCTAGATAGTCGTATCCTTTGCCTTGTGCTGTTTTAAAAAACTCAATAATATCTTTCGCATCAATATTACTATCTAACTCATAAATATCCATATTTTTCAAATATTTAAATTTTTGTGTTCTTACTCCTCCAGGATTAGATAAAAATACTTGATTATTGTAAATAAATTCAGCGTGTGAATATTTTCCAAATGTCCACAATGCTATCAAATGTCCTATCAGTCTCTTGGGCTTGTGAAAACATATATATAGCTTGTCTTTTTCTAATTCCATAATTTCTCCCTCTACATATTTTTATATGCTTTTTCATATTCTTCTTTTGCATTGTATTTTTTTAATTCCTCGTCAGTTAGATTTTCCAAACGATGAGTCAAAAATGTTTCTGCAGCCATTGATTTAGTAGTCTGTTCTTGCATTATGTTTGCCATTTTCATCATGTCCTGTATAGTTAAATTTACATATTTCTCACTATTTTCCTTTGTATAAAATTTCCAATTCTCAAAAGTTGTTTTCTTCAATGCTTGGCACATTACGACAATTCTTGTTAAATTTGATTGATCTATACTCCTGTTATTTTGCAAATATGTCACACCATCAATTTCAAATTCAAATGGTGCAATATCACGCTCAACTCTTAAATCGTATAATTCTTTTTTTATTTCTTCTATTCGTTTATCTCGATTAAATACAATTTCACCATTTTTTATAGTTTCATAATTCTGTAATTCTACAACTTTTCCATTCACAAAATATAAATTTGGATTTACTTTTACTTCCTGATATTCTATTTCTTCCACTACATCTCCAACCATTGTTGGTGCTATCATAGTGGCATCTATATTTGTGCTTAAAACCAAATAAGTTTCCTTGTTGTACATTACTTTTAAAGTGTCGGTCTTGAATTTTTTTAATTCTTCATACCAATCTTTATTATCTTTATCAAATATGGCAATGTATTTCATACCATCTTTAAATTGTTTCGCTTCAGTTCTATCTACTATAAATTTCATTTTTACCTCCTTCTATGCAAATCCTATGTTTAACCATTGTCCGTTTCTAAAAAATTGCAACGCCCTCAATTGTGCGTAATCACCTGTTCCCAGAACAGAATTAGCATCATGGTTTCTTATACCTGTTACCACATAACCGCCTCTTTCAGTAGATGTATTTGCACCCCACAGAGGTAACTCCATAAAACCTGCAAGTCTGATGTCTCTTATATAATTCTGCCACTTATCATTATTATCTTGGTTACGTAAATCATACAAATGCTGTGTCCTGTTCCAAGCGTCATCAGCTCTTCCTCGTGCTGCGTTTACATTTCCATCTATCACGTTCATACGATTATCTCTTGCAGCCATGTCGTGATTGTCCATGATTTCGCACCAGTTTCCTCCATTACGATTTGGTACTTTATAATAAGCTCTTCCTCCATTTACATGAAAACAGCCCATATAGTCACCATTTTCAAGATACATATACAGATGTCGTGGTGCCCAGCAGTCAGTATTATTGCCTCTTAGTACAAAGTCGCTATTACTACTATTCCTATATCCTTTTGAAAATGGAATATACGGTGTTAAATCAGGCTTTGGAGCTTCTAGTTTTATTTTATCGCTTATCGTATTAAGTGCTACTATTCCTGCTGTTGTATCCGTTGCTACATCTGTGTATTTTACCCTTTTAATTAATTCATCATCTATTATTTTATTGTCTTCAACAAAATCAATTCGCTTCGGATATTCATTCCCAAGCCATTGATTGAGTCCTAAACTTGTCTTGTTTTTCGCCGGCATTCTAAATCACTTCCCTTACTCTTTATATTTTTCTCTATCTTCCCAACTTAAATTTAATGAATCCCAAGAGTCCCAAGTTTTATTGTATCTATCAAATTCATCCCAAGTCATGTAGCTGTAAACTATTTTATAACCTAAATGAGCAGGTTTATTTAATTCAATAAAATTAATAAAATTTTTTAAATTTGGGGGTACTCCGTAAATACTTGTAAATTTTATAATAAAATAGTATTCATTAAACACTTCTGTTATTTCAACTTCTCCATTTGTAAATATTCTGGCTTGCTCTTTTAAGTTAGCTGGTGAAAATATCTGCTTTGATAATAAACGATATAAAATTCTATCCCGCCTATCCTGTAAACTCAAATTTAAATCGGGTTCTAAATTCATAAATTTTTCATATTTTAAAACCTGTTCTTCATTGAAAAAGTTTAAAAAGATAAATCCATTATATCTTTCGATATCTTTTTTTATATTTTGAGTTTCCATTATCAAACTTTTTATTAAGTCAATTTGTAAACTATTTCTAGCGATTTTCGATATTACCTTTATTTTACTGTTCATTGACAACAACTCCTGTTATTGTTAATATTTCATTACTATCTACTATTATATTTTTTGTATCATTGTTAATTAAAACTTTACAATCTTCAACTCCATCAACTGATAAAATTATTTTTTCAACTCGATTAATTGATAATATTTCCTGATTATTCAAAGTATAAATCGCTGAATTATCTTTTATCTGTTGCTTTATTTTAGAGATAATTAAATCTGATATATTGCTTAATTTCACCCCTCGGCTTAATATAACTCCAACAGTTATTTCAATATCTTTATTATCAAAACTTACTACAGTAACATTAGCTCCGACTGGTCTACCGTTATCTGCTTCTATTCTTTCTTTTACTTTTTGTATTAAGTCCTCATTGGCTACTCCATTTTTGTAATTGGCAATCCTTACTTTTACCGTTCCATTTCCATTCCACAATGGTTCAACAAGAACTCTACCTACTCCATCTACTTCTTTTGACCATTTCTCATAATCATAAATATTTCCACTATGTGCTGGTTTTAGTATTCTTTCTTTCGCTCTTGATATTAAAACATCATTAGGTTCTTTTTCATATCCATTTGTAAACGATTTTTCATTAATTACTGTAAAAATATTAGCATTAGCAATTTCAAAATTTGCTATTTCTCCAATAGCACAGTTCCCAATCTCCCCTCTTTGTAAACATTCCACCACAGCAATCGCTTTTTCATTTGATAATATTGTTGTATCATAAAGCAATTGATACTTTGTACCATCTGTTTTTAATACTATTGTTCCAGCGGGTATCGTAGTGCCAGGTTTTCCTGTTATTAATACTTCCCCAGTTGCTTTAGTTCCTTGTTTTCTAGTTACCCCAAAAAGCATTGCATGATAGTCAACAAATTCATCCTCTGTTGCGGTATCAATAAAAGTTTGCTTAACCCAAAATTCTAGCAATTTATATATTGCTTCAGCTTCTATTCCGTA